ATGTTCGCACTGGTACTGTTTGTTTGTTATCTGGATGGCGGCTGCGATGACATCGTGATTGATGTCTATAACAGCGAAATGCAGTGTGTTGTCTCCAAGAAAGAGCAGCGCATTCGCCACGGCGGTTGCTACCCGGTCGAAGAATTTATCGATGGATTCTGGACTCCGGCCCAGGAATACAGTGACTTTTAGCTACTGGAGTTGCGCGAGGGTGAAGGTGCCGCCAAACACAGCGCCGGTATCGATATAGTGCAGATTATTGAAGTCATATCGCTTTGCTATCGGCGTATGCCCGAACCAGAAATGGTCCGCTCCGGTTATGCCCTCGCCCCTGCCAGCCATCAAACCCGATAAACGCGACCTGTCCCACAGCACCCGTTGTTTACTGACAGGCTTGTCACGGACATAGACCGACTCAGGGTAATCGGCATGAGCAATTACGTTAAGGCCATTAGCGCACAAAATTTCAATAATATGCGGTAATTCCCGGCACGCTTCGAGCAAAGCAATGGCCGTTAATTTTTGCGGGTTCGACAGTCTGGAAAACCATATACCGCCATTGATCGTCCAGAGCGCAAAATCATTATTCCCGAGCGCATCAAGAGCCATTTGTTCATGATTTCCCCGTACGGCGCGAAACCATTTTTCAGGTATCAGTTGCAGGCATTTAACGCTGTCAGGCCCTCGGTCAATGAGGTCACCGACTGAAATAAGCAAATCCTCATAAGGATTAAAATGACGCTGCTTCAACTCATCCATAAGCTGTTGCCAGCAACCATGAATGTCGCTCACAACCCAGATATGACGCCATTCTTGACCATCGAGTATTTGATACATAGGCCCTCCCTATAAGAGTATAGCTAATACACTTTTTAGCGTTCTGACTCGACGATGTTGCCAACTTCAATCATCGTTAAACGAAGCCGAAATAAAGGTTTAGCCACTCTTAAATCGTTCCAGTCTGGCCTTTAGAATAGAGAAAGAATTCTAAAGAGGTCTCCATCGTGTCTAATACCAGCCTGCCAATCGATGTAACGGAAGCACAGCCCGTCAATATTATTTCCTCCCTGACAAATGGTCAGCTTATACCTGGCCCGATCTGGAGGAAGCGTGACTATCGCATCAAGTTCTTCCTGCGCTCATTGCTGTTCTGGTCTTCGACAAATCGCATGCTGACCGCTCTGGCACATCGTGCGGATTTCTATCGCCTTCTGGCCGCACAGGTGACGCTGCCGAGCAAAACGCACCGTCAATATCTGACGCGCGGGATGAATGCAAACCAGCGTGCCGAGGCCATCGTTCATCACTATGAATGGCTCGATGCCTTGCCGGATGCTAATCTGGCGACCGCACTGACTCATCCGACGGCTCATCCGGTGCTCAATTTTCAGGCTAAAGATGACGCGAGTTATACCGTTTATGCATCGTCGGCCAGCAAAGCAGAGCGCGAAGGTGAAAGTACGCTATGGCTACGTGACGAAGAAGACACCCTGCTGGCGAGTCTGACGTTTACGTGAATAGCAGGGGTTACGTTGGAATGAAGGCCAGAGACACTATAATGATGCTCGCGGGTGATTTACCGTGCATGTACGATTAATTCCCACTCGTTTATATCCTGCGTGATACTGGTTTCTTCCAGTGAAATTGAGGCGATCTCATTTTCTGCTTATAGCGCTCCCTCTTGGCTTCATCTGCAGCGATCGCCCTTTCCAGTTCCCGGCGCTGGTATGTAGTCAGGCTCTCACCTTCTGCGATGATACAGGCGGCCACAATTGCCGCTTTTTGTTCATGAGTAATGCTCACTGTACGGCCCTCTACTTTACAGAATGCGCGAACTGTAAAATTAAAACCCTGCGAAAAATTGCGTTTTCCTGGGTGAAAAAGTATTCAGACTTGACACTTTTTACGGTGCATTCTGTAAAGTGTAAGCCCGTTTCGTGTTTAGCTAACTTCTCTCGCCTTCGCCCACTCAGACAAAGCCTGAATGCCTGCCGGACTCCACTTGTCCTCGCAATCAGGATCGGCATCGGCTGACGCACATAGATCCATCCGCAGCAAAAGCAGCGCTAGCCAGGCATTCTCTTTCAGGCTGTGAGATTCATCTGTGAAATAGTGCATAACACAATTACTAATAAGAAGAATCCCACCATTTTCCAGAAACTCCACCTCATAACCCATTTCTTCGGCAGCGCTCTCAACTCTGTTTTTTATCCCCTCTTCCGTGGTCGGCGGCTTGCTCTTTCCGCTGGAATCTTTTACTGCCGCCCATGCTTCACGCCACGTCATTTCGAGCGTTCTGTGAGGCCAGCGGTTAGGGGCGTTACTATTCTGCTGTTCAGTCTGTTGTTTTGTGCTCTGTCGAATCTCCGTCGCCTCCACATCGATTTTACTCCCGGACATTACGATCTCACCTTTGGCTATCCAGTCATAAACCGTCTGACGGCTTACCCCTCTGCGTTTCGCATAGGCAGCTTTGCTCATTAGCATTAAAAATCCTCCACTTCTGCGATCTCTTCTGCCAGTTCGTGTATGGTTTTACCCGTCTCAGCAACGCACCATTCATTACAAGCCGCATAATATTTTTGACGGTCAAAACTACCATTCTCTAACAAATACAATTCCCTTTCCGGTGGAGGATTTGGATCTTCTGCCTGCTTTTTTCTTTCGGCAAAATGACGCTCCAGAACAGCCAGACGCGCACTTACTCTCATCACGTTAATCATCCCCCTTCGTTAGCTGCTCAAGCTGCGCTATGCGCCGTTCCAGTTCGTCCACTTCTTTAATTTTTAATGCGTTGCCAATCCCGGCCAGAATAACCCCGCCAACATCCGGGGAGACTTGCCCCCGGCTTATGGCCGCTATCACGCTCATTGCAGCCTGGCTAAAGTCTGTCGTGTCGCACATGAATTCTACCGGCTCAATCTGTGCCTTTCTGACGGGTACGCAACGTTCGAGGATTAATTTACAGGCCAGCAAATCACCGTCTCTGGCGGCCTCCAGTACGGTTTTTATTGCGTCGTCTGCGCCCCTGTTCAGCGCATTCCGTAAATCGCTCTCTCGGCTCCCCCTGCCTCCTGCGTTGCCGCTTTGCCCTTTCTTCCATCGGCCTCGATTATCCCGCGCTAACCTGCTAGCCCTGTTCTCAGGTAAATTTTCGCTTTCAGTCATATCCAAACAAAACCCGCCTAGTGGCGAGTTCCCTTATCCATCACGCCTTATCTGATCCAAACGCCAGCCGCTTACGTTCAGCGATATAAAAATCTATCCGGCTTTCAATATCGTCTGTGCTCAGTCCATCAATAACCAGAACGGCGCGGTGCTTTTCTGCATCAGCATGGATTTGGTTCATGGTTGCTGATTCACTATCGGCAACACCGGAGGCATTACCGAGCATAAGGCGATTCATTGCGGTCTTAATTTCACTATCCGGCACACCTTCGAGATTCTTGCGTAGCTGGTCTACCTCTTGCGGCGTTGGCTGCCAGCAATCACAGGAACGCTGATAAGCATCTTCCAGCGCATCACTTGAATAGACGTGGTGTTTTTTCAGTAACGTGATCGCCTCATCTCGGCTGATGGTTTTCTTCTGCTGGCCGCTGAATGATTGCTGCCAGGCTGTATCTAAAATGTCATTGCTCATGCCTGCACCTCATTTTTAAGGTGTTCAAGTGCAATGCTAACCAGTTTACGGGCGATTTCGTGTGTGTTAGGCGCAATGCCTAGCGGTGAGTTTTGGCGCTCGCGCTCCTGGATATGGCTAATCTCTTCGTACTGCTTTTTACTCAGCCGAACCGGAATTGTGTCTATCTTGCTCATGGATACCCCCTGAATATTTATACAGGATAAGCATTGCACAAAAAGGAGCAATGATCCACTTCATTGCAAAAAATGGAATATTGCACTTATAAGAATTAGTTAATGTCGTGTTGCATAAAATGAAATGATGCCGCATACTGAATGAGTCATATCCGTCTACCGCGCAATGCGTGACAAAAACCCCACATCGTCCGTGGGGTTTTTTATTTGTCACTCTCTCTCATCTGTTACTTAGCGTCTTGCATAAAAAAATATCTATCCCGAACGGCGATAACAAAATATTCCCCACCCAAATGAATCAAGCATAACAATCACAAAAAATAATCATGGTTAATTCATTTGAATCAAACATTACATTTGCACAACTTGTAGCGGAGTATGGTTAATCAAATCTCACACACTAAAAGGAGTTTTTAGCATGGCCATTCCGGCACATTTGTTTCTTAAGGACGACGGCGGCTCTGCCATTAAAGGTTCATCTGACGTGAAGGATCGTGAAGGAAGCATCGAGGTTCTTTCTTTCGGTCATGGATTGCACATTCCAACGGACGGAAATACAGGGAGACTGACGGGTACACGTATACATTCACCTCTGACGATAGAAAAGGAATTCGATTCTTCCAGTCCTTACCTCTACAAGGCCGTAGCAACCGGGCAGACATTAAAAAGCGCGGAAATTAAATGGTATCGCATCAACGATGCCGGGCAAGAGGTTGAATACTTCAATATGCTTCTTGAAGGGGTGAAGGTCGTTGGTGTAACGCCGGTGATGCATAACGTTAAAAATCCTTCTATGGAAAAGCATAACCATAATGAATCCGTTGAACTTCGCTATGAAAAAATCACATGGAAGCATTGCGACGGAAATATACAGTTCACTGACGGCTGGAATATGCGAGTTACGGGATGATAATCGCCAGATTTCCGCTTAATGGCCTGCCAGCATCTGTTTTATCCGTCCCGGGTGTTGGTAACTTCCCGGCGTTCTCCGGGCAGAAAGCAGGTCGCAACAACTCCTCTCTGAGCAGTGTTCCTGAAATTGGGCCGATCCCACCCGGCAGGTACTTCATTGTGGGGCGTCACAGCGGGGGGCGCCTGGGGGCCGTATACGAGTTCGGGCTTCGAGAGTTCTATGGCACTGATCGTACTACGTGGTTTGCGCTCTACCGTGAGGACTGGCAGATCGACGACATTGTATTTATCGAAGGAGTAAAGCGTGGCAAATTTCGCCTTCACCCAATCGGGCCGATGGGATTAAGCGAGGGCTGCATAACGTTGAATCATCTAAGTGACTTTGATTATCTGCGAGAAGCATTATTGAACACAACAATGATTCAGGTCCCCTGCAGCAGCTTCATGGCTTATGGAACAATTACGGTAACATGATGACGATTTTTCTACGGGTCCTCGGCATTACGATACTCCTGATTTTCTGGTTTTTCGTCAGTGGCGTGATATGTGGTCAAGTTTTCACTATTGAAAAGATTTACTGGCTAGCCGGAAAGTTCGGAATTCATGGCGATGAAGCTGTTTATGATCTGGCAGCAACCATAGGCTTATCTTTTGCCGCATTGAGCTCAGTGGTGCTTACGTTCTTCTCGTGGAAATACATAAGTAGAAAAAAGTAAGTTACTCCCAAGAGCGCTTTACCGTCTCTTACGTCAAACAGCCGGGTTAAAGCCCGGCTAACTGTGAAATTTTCGTAGTTTGATTTTTATCCTACCCTGTAAAAATTATCCTTTTCCGTATAGGAAAAATAAAAAATAGTACTCCAAGTGTCTACTGTGTCTACTTTCTGAAATTATCATTTAGATTCATGATGTTAAGCGGTAGAGACTTACCCTTTCAAGTGTCTACTAGTGTCTACCAAGGTCTCTACTTTTGTATAAAAAGCAAACAAACGGTAGACACAGTAGACACCTTACCCTTTAGTGTCTACTAAGTGTCTACCGCTATAACTCATTGAAATAATTATTTTTAATGGAAATATTTTTATCTGGTAGACACAGTAGACACTTTTATCATTAAAATAATTTTTTAGTCTTGCTCATCAGTATTATTTCCCATTGCTGCTGGTAGCCATGTTTCGGCATCATTAGCCAACAAAACGTTGGAAATCGTTCTCCCCTTATCGGGACCTTTGGTGCACTGCTTGCGCTTGTACTCCTTGCCATACTCAGCCATTGAGCCAGGCATATCGAGGCCGAAGCGCATCAATGAAACTGGTTTGCCCAGGCCATGCGCTGACATGTATGCCAGATAGGAGTGATAGAGATAACGGCGTGGGCTGAATGGCATCATTTCGGCATTTCCAACTACCATCCCCTCACATTCAACCAACGACATGAGATAGCCGCAAAAGTCCACCAGCGAATCACCTTCGCGCTTAATGGCTAACGCCTCCTCTGATTTACGCTGTTCGCCCAGCAGTTGTCTGGCGGCGTTCTGGTCTGCAAAGCGGGTCAGCAGGTGACGGATAATTACCGGCAGCTCTGATTCAATTTTTTCCACCAGCATTGGATCACGCTGTTCTTCGCTCACCACCTCAGAGAAATTGAAGATTACCCGGCGGCGGGAGATCCCCCCGCTGCGGTCGCTGAACGTCATGGCGTTGTTGTTGACCGCCAGCACCACGGCGGGAATACGTATTGAATACGGGGCTTTATGCTTCGGGTCTATTGATACCCGGTCACCGCCTGTAATGGCCTTAATTCCTGCGCCGTCGCCAGCGTAGCGGGTCATATCCGGGAGAATAATCAGAGAGTAGCCAACTACCAGCGCACGCTCTCGCGGGTTCTCCAGCGCCGCCATGCTCGCAGACACGGTGTTACCCTTCCCGGCCAGCATGGTGCAGATCTCCGCCATTACGCTTTTGCCGCTGCCGCCCGGCCCTGTGACCTCCAGGAACAATTGCCAGTCGTACCGGTTCGCCAGCACCATAAACAGCGCCGCCAGCAGACGATCTGTTTTCTTCACATCCTTCGCCGTGGAATGCTGCAGCCAGTGCCAGAAGTTCGGCGCGTGCGCCTCGAGCGTTTCACCCGCTGCCGCCTGGCAGAAATCCACCTCACTGGCGATCAATAGCCAGTCGTTTTTGTCGTGTGGCCGGAATGCACCGGCGCGGGAATCAAACACGCCATTGCGGAAACCAATCAGGTGACGCGCTGGCGCTTCCATCTGCGGCAGACTCAGTTTCATGGCATCCACGGCGTTTTTTACGCTGGCCGGTGAGTAGGCGATCTCCGAATCAATGAAAATCCGCGCCATTACCCGTTGCAGCTCCTTATCCTGCAATGGCTGCCAGACGGTGCCGTTATAGTGGTGAACGGTGTCCGAATCGCTGTCGATCGCCAGGTCGTTATCATAGTGAGCCGCCAGAACGTCACCGCGCTGGCTTGGCCCCATCTGGTTAAGCGCCGGTGATGCGCCAGACAGACGGTTTACCACTGGCAGACTCACCACCACGCTTTCCCCGCATTCCGCTGCCGCTTTCAGTTCGCCCAGGCGCGGCGTCCAGTCCTCCAGCAGTTCGTGTGATTCTGAATAAAAACGGGCCTCCTGCACTCCGGCCAGCGCCAGCCTGATGGCAATGGAACTGATCTGTAGTTCTGTCAAATAGCCTGCACGACATACGCGAGCAAATCGACGGCCAGCATCGATGATGGTCGTGTTATCCAGCTCAGCCAGTTGCTTCGGCCCGATGGTAATCGGCGGGGTATCGTCACCCGCTTTGTTGTTTTCCTGCCAGTCTTTGGCGTGCGCCCAGGCATCAGCGCCAGCAAAAATAATCGCCTCACTGAATTTGTCCTTTGGCAGTTTTTTAACGTTCGGGGCATTTTTCATTTTGCGGCCACCTGTAATTTGTTTTTCAGATCCTGCACTTTTTCCAGTGCGTCAATTTTTGCTGCTGCCTGTCGGTCGGCGCTTTCCACTGGCAGGTATGAAAATTCATTCCTGAACCGGTATTCAGAGCAAACGCAATTGTGTGCGTAGCCGTCACGAATGTAAGTAATGCGCGTTTCAGTCACGCCCGTTACGATGATTTTTACGCCCCAGCTATCTTTCCAGCGCTGGTTAACGGCGATCTCCTGCCGTGCGGTGTTTTTCTGTTTTTTATCCGACATGGTTTTCTTTCTCCCTTGCCCAGGCTGTTACTTCATCGAGATCAATCCAGCGCCCTTTAACGCCAGCCAGTTTTAAAACGTGCTTACCCTGCCGCCATACGCCACGCTCAACGCGTTTATCAATGGTTTCCGTGGTTTCACCCGTTGCCATGCAGTACGCCTTGATTGGCACAACGCGTAGACCCGTCATAACCCACCCCGACGCAATAAACGGTTATGGATGCGAGAAAGCTCCTGTGTGCTGGCCACGCTGCTGATACGCCACGTTCGCCAGCCGATAAACTCAATTTCTGCGTGTGGCAGATTGAGCATGGCCACCAGGGTAAAGCGGTTTTCTTTGTGAATATTGACGGTCGCCACCAGCTCGGACGTTATTCCCCGGCACGTAAACACGAATTTTGGATGAGCGCGGCCACCAGCGAGACGCCGGAATAATTTTTTAAACATGTTTTTATTCCTCTGGGAAAATCTTATTCAGATGAAAGCGAATATCACGGACTTCTTCGTCAACTTCACACAGCGCCATACATTCATCGCTTGCGTCGTTTTCTGGAAATTTTCCGATCCATTCATCGAGCACGCGCAGCGCTCTTTCAATGGCACCACGAATTTCTTTTACATCAGGCTCGGCGGCGGCATGGCTGACAGATAATTTATTTCGATGCGCTGCGTGAACAAAATCCTCTATTGATAAAGCGGGTGAACCACTGCACCGCGCTGGTTAATTTCTTCCAGATAGCCTGGCGGGACACGCTACCTGACAGTTGTTGACATCTGTTACTTTCGATTTGAGAGCGGGAAAAAACCAAATCATCATCCACCAGATTACGCTCATGACGTTCGCGCAGACGCTTGATAATGCCCGGTGGCAGTTGCTTAGTGTCGTGCTTCACCTCCGCGCGGCTCACCAGTTCGAACACCACCGCCTGTTAGTGTTCCTGCACTGCCGGGCTTCGCTGTTTGTACTTGCATAAAATCAAAGTGTCGGACACATGTTATTTTATAGGTGTCGGACATGTCAATCATTGACATTATCTTTTTATGAAATATTATTGTCGGACACCAATCACAAAGGAGTCGAGTGGTGGCAACAAAATCCGTCAATGCGAAATCAAAAAGATTTGATGTTCGTGTCCCACACCGAATAGCTGAATCGGTAGAAGAATTGAGGGAAGAAGGCGAAAGCACAGGGCAATTTGTAGTAGCCGCTTTAGAGGGTGAAATAAAGCGCCGCCAACGCCGCAAAGCAAAAGCAGAAACGCCAGAGGAATGATCCACACTGGCACATAACCAAAGGGCGTGGCCGCAATCCGCGCCCTTTTCTTTTGGCTGCTGACCGACCCTACCCTACCGCTGACCAACATCAAACAGACGGAATTGACCACGCAAGGCGAAAGAGCGATATTTTCGTCTTCCCCACCGCTGGCGTCATGGTCATTTTTCAGTGAAATATTCTGCTTATCTGCCGCCCAGCAATAGTGGCGATGACGGGCATTATTTGCCGTGCTGATGGGCTTAAGCATTTCTTACCCCGGCAATTCAATCTTTGACCGTTCAACGGCATCGTGGACATACCACCACACGCAATTTCATAACCAGGGCGACTAATTGACAGTTCGTGAAGACAGTCACCTAAAAAACCACAAGAAAAACCCAACAAAACGTGATGCAAGCCCCTGCCGGTGTGTTGTTTGTTTTCTTTGCGCTTCTGGTTTAAAAGTCTCTAGATTAATTGGTATTTCTATTCTTGCAACTGGAGGAAGTAAATTAGGCTCTCCCGCAATCCTCCTTTCAACATGTTCCCAGTTATCTTTAGATTTTTTCATCTCACCACTTCTGATCATCTCAATTGTGTTTTTCATTTTTTTAAATCTTGGCGATGGGATTATATCAATAACACTTAACGACTCTTTTTTTATCAGAGAATTCATTAATCTCTTAACCGTCATCTTATCATTGAAAAATAATGCATCAATGCAACATTGCACCGCCTCAATGTTTCTGTTCTGTTTTTTAAGTAATTCAGCTTTAACCTTGAGTGCACAAGCGGCCCATGACTTACCATGAAACATTTTTGCACATGATTCGATTAAATGATCAAGATTTAATAGCACTTTATTTATGCTCTCATAGCTTTCTCCGTGATGCTTGAAGTATGGCTCTATAGCTGCAATCATCTCAACATCTGCCGCAGTGACGCGCCTATCGTAATAGCCAGATTTATCAACAAGCCCACCACTTTCATCAACGAGGAACGTTCCATACTTCGTCTTAACCGATAACAGAGAACCTGAAAAAAGATAATCATCAGCCCATCCCCACTCAGGATAAATGGTGTAAACTATTTCAGAATCCAGCGTATCTATTTTAATAAACCTCCCTGAGTAATCAGTATTGGAGTGTGCGCATTGTGCATAAATATTAAGCCCTGATGGTGATGATTTATGGTTAACAAGAAGCGCCGTCAGGATGACCTCTTTAACATCATGCTCATTTTTTATGGTGATTATAGATTTTAAATTTTTAACATCAGTTTTTATACTGTATTCCATCAAAAAACCCATCCAAGTTGATATTTTTAATCGTTGCATTATGAATTAATTTTCATGATTTTTTTAATTTTCAGTGCTGATTCCGAATTGGATAGATGCGAATACTTAATTTTTTGTGATGTAATCATTTTCATCACCAGCAAAGTGATGTTATAATTTACATCACTAAGGAGGGGTAACGGATGCCCGCTGTTGAGTTGATGAACCGAAGGATTCAGATTGCCGATAACGCCTTTGCGACTATCCGCATTCTACAGGTAGACCCCGCAATCATGGGGAGTCGCCACCTGTACAAGTACAGTCTGGCCTACATCGTTGACGGGGTTTGCGTGATGCGCTACGACAACGAACGAGGCAAAGGCGACCATAAGCACATCGGTGAACGGGAATACCCTGTTATCTTCACCACCATAGAAAACCTGATAGCCAGTTTTCAGGCAGACATTAATCAGTTAAGGAGATAAACCATGAGAGTGTTAACCGTCAAAGTGATGGCTGTTAATGACGCTTTCCAGGTGGCTATGACTGATGCCTCCCGCGCTATGAGCGGGGATTTCATCGGATCGGAGCTGGTGTTTCCGACTGTTGAGCAGTTGGCTAAAACTATGCTCGCGCCCAATCGCTGGCAGATAATCAAAGCGATGGAAGGTGCGCCAGCCATTTCAATTCGTGAGCTTTCGCGCATCGTTAACCGCGATTTTCGCGGTGTGTACAACGATGTGCAGGCGTTGTTGTTAGGCGGAGTTCTGGATAAGGACGGGGAAAAAATCGTACTCCCTTACGACCGAATCCACATCGAGTTTAATTCCGACGACGCAGCCGCATAACGCACCAAAAGCAAGGGCCGGATAATCTGGCCCTTTTTCTTTTTTTGTTTATCGTCATATCCATCAAGTATGTAACTCCATTTGCATCGGGTTATTGTTTTGTGTTTGCCTGGCTTCTTTGCTCTTCAAGCCAGGCCTCTACATCACATTTATACCAGGCGTTTCTCCGGCCTATTTTGAAAGGTTTCGGGAAAGATGGTGTATCATTAAAAAAACCATGGAATGCTGATACGTTCGTATAGCGCAAGCGCTCCATGACTTCGTTACGTAATAAAATTTCATTATCTGACATAATAACCTCACTCATTAACAATTTTTAACCCGCGCTTGCCATTTGCTCTGGAGATAATTCCACACTTGGCTGATTCCACAAAATCACCAACCCACTGCATCATTACTTTTCTTTGTTCAAGATATGTTGTCCTATTATATATATTTCTCACTACATCACCGCTTTTATGTGCAAGAGCCGCCTCGATAACATCGGGGTTAAATCCCTCTTCATTAAGAAGTGAACTCCACATTGCCCGAAAACCATGTAGTGTCATTTCTTGATGAAAACCGCAGGCGCTTAGCGCATTTCGAATAGTTGTATCTGATGTCGGTTTTTTTTGAGAATGGAACCCATAAAAAATATAATCACTTTTTCTAATGGATTTCATTTCTTCGATGACACTCCACGCCTGAGATGATAGGGGAACGGTGTGCTCCCTCCCTGACTTCATCCTTTCAGGCGGTATGATCCATAGTCGGTTTTTCTCGTCAATCTCCGACCACATAGCGCCTAACGCCTCCGATGGTCTTGTCATTGTAAGAATCAAGAAAATCAATGCTCTTTTTGATGATTGGTATGTCTTCGCTGTGTCCCACTGATTAAGTAAATCTGGAAGTCTATTAATATCTAATGCTTTTTGTGGAGTAGTTTTATTGGCCGGAAAAGCCTTGTAAATAGTTTTAATAGGATTGCTACTTATCACCCCTGTGTTAACTGCAAAGTCAAAAATGTTGTTTGTCAGAGATATGGCTTTAAGCATAGATGCCGGGCGATCAGAGTATGATTGAAATGCTTTAATGGCACTAACGGCGGTTATATCATGGATAGATGTATCTCCAATGGCAGGAATAATATAATTTTCCATCATGCTTTTCACAAGTTTCAGAGTATTTTTCCTTGTGCAATCTGAAAATTTCACTTTAAACCAAGAATTCATTATTGATTTAAATTTTTCACCGTTTCTCTTGATGCGTTCTGCTTTAATTGCCCTTCTCTCAGCATTTGGATCAATGCCGCGCGATAGAAATTTCTTAGCTTTGTCTCTCGCTTCCCTTGCTTCAGCGAGGGTAAACTCAGGATAACTGCCTATGGTTAATGTTTGGCGCTTTTTTGTATCAGGGTGCTGATACCTTAACCGCCATACTTTTCCGCCTATTTTTGAGACGTGCAGTAGTAGCCCGAATCCATCATGGAGCGCATAAGCCTTTCCCGTCGCTTTGGCGTTTTTTACTTCAGTATTTGATAACGGTTTGACTAACATTGATTACCCTTTGAGCAAAAAAATGCTCCCTTTTTTAGTCCGTATCAATGGCAAAACACACAGAAAACGGAAGCAAAGTGAATAAATAAACAATGTCCAATTTTTCTGCATGTCTTTGTCAGGGATAACAAAAACATAAAACACATATAAAACCCGCTTTTATTTTGGATACCAGTAAAAAAATCACCAAACTGGTATTGCGCACCCTCCACCAGCAAGATAGGCAGATGGGCGCGGTACTGGTTAAAGTGCGTTTCACCGCAATCAACCAGCTTTGCAGGAGCACCAGACTCGGGTTTAACAACGGTGTATTCGAACACCATGCGCTGCACTGCTGCCAGTTCGGGCTTATCCATCACAGAGAACGCCAGGCCAATCACCTGCGAAATAGAACCATCGCCGGGATGATCCATTTTCGAGCGCCCAATGGCTCCCAGCAATAGCTGGAGGTTTTGCCAGGCTGCATAGGCATTAGCCGGGGTCATGAAGTACTGCACGCCGTCGAGCGTAATTTCTTTGCGCTGTTCCATATCAATTCTCAAATGGCTGGCCCAGCACAAGCTGGAGAGTTTTAAATTCAATGACCCACGTTCCTGGATTGTGCTGCGCACCGCGGGTGAATTTCAAAGGCGTAGAGTGATAGCCCTTATCACCACTAACCAGATCGCTATTTAGCAAATCGCGAATGGACATTGCGTAAGGGGTGAATGACTTCGGATTGCTGCGCTGTAGCGCCATATTGTTTGCCAGCCACGCATTATCTTTATGCTGCTGCAGCAGTTTGATAGTGAGTTTTCCTGAAGAGTTAGGATCGGCAACCCACACACCACTATTCTGCGCGCCGATGGTCCACTTGCCCAGATCGTTATTGAACTGAGCGTCAAGCGCATCGTTGTCAGCTGTAAATCCAGTGATGGTGTAGCCGTTCAAAACCAGGCTTACTTGCTTAATGTCGAATAACATACCCCCTCCTTAGCGGTTCGTATTGACGATGATATTCACGCTATGGATAGCGCCGGAAAGATGGGCAAGGATGGTAATCGGTGGGCATTTACGTGCCTTGCGGTCGTCGGCGGACAGTGTTGATACTGAATCCGCGTAAAGGTAATACCCGCTCTCCAGATAGTCGCCTGTTTTAATCGCACCTACCGGATTGCCATCCCACTCACCAGGAGAAACCAGCCCATTGCGCACGGCTTGCTTCATAACGGCTTCTGCGGCACTCATAATCTCCGCCACACCTGGATCCGTTAAAGGAACTTTATTGCGCTCAGACAGGGCATTAAATACATCCGTCTGCAGCTGGTTCTGAAGCCAGTCCAGCCCGATAACTTCATCAGCCCACATTGTGGCGCCAAGCACCCACCCCTCAGCCACCATGCGCTTTGTACCGAAGGCGGTGAAGTAGTTAATCCCCTGCATTGTGAGATTTGCAGCTGCAGAATCATCGATGGTGTTATCGATGACCACGCCGGGCAAATCCTTAAACTTCAGTGTTAGCATGCTGTCTTCTGCATCAAAATTGATGGAACACAGCAATGCAGCCAGAGAAACCACCGGAGAAGGACCACCATCGGAAATACCAGAAGAGTACAGTACCAGCGTTCGATAAAGCCCTGCGTCGATAAGCGGCTTCAGCGTGCTCGTAGTCGGGATGATATCGCTCGCCGCACCATCAGTGATGGCCTGTATTTTATTTGACGCCTGAATCCACTCGGCAGCAGCCATCAGATCGGCTGGTGATGCAACAGCTCCGACCGGGCAGGCGCAATACCAGCCATCCCACGACTGCTGCAACGCAGAATAAGCCTCAGCGAGAGTTTGTGGTTTCGTGGCGTTCTCGGCATCCCACGCAGCCACGTAGAGATATTGCGGACGACTGGGCTGGTCAAAAAAGTATTCCGCCGTTTTGGTGAAATAGTCTTCTGTCGTAGCCTCAGGGAAATCAGCCTGAAACGCTTTAAGAGTTGCGTACTGGCGATACATCTCCGGAGCGGTGAGTACACCAACGGCTGCCGGAGAAAAAAGCACGACCGTGCCAAAATTTGCCGACGAAACAACGTCAGCTGGTGGATTAACGATGACGTTAACCACATTGCTAATGGATAGAGACATAATTACTCCGGAATAATAACGATGAAATCGGCTTGCGAGGGCGGGTTGTCTGTGATTACGGTGATAGGCACCTCTGCGATGGTTTCCTGCTCGATGCGGTATACGTCCGCATAAGATAGAGTGGCATTCATCAACGCCCTCTCCTCAAAGCCTGTAGAGACCGCCGCAGACACATCTTTGGGAAAATCTATACTCGGGCAGGTCACGTTAATTTTCCTCAACGCGATCATGCCCGGCGAACTACCGAACCAGGCGCGAAGACGCTGCAGTATGATGAATGCCCCCTTGCCATAACTCTGTATGCGAATGACCACCAGCCGATCTTCGGTGATTTCTTCGGTTGAATCATCCACCTGCCTGCGCTGCGGCAATCCCGGCTCAGTACCCTCAAGCATATTCACCGTAATGAACGGAGCGCCGGTGTCAATGCGCCAGCCCTCATCGACGGCCTGCTGCGTTATCTTCGTAACATCATCGAGATGCTGTTTCGGGATGGACTTTATGAGCTGGGTGTTTTCCTGCACCCAGGTGGTTTGCATTTCCCTAAGCCATGGCTCTGAGCGATAGACGTCAATACCGGTGGTATCACCGATAATCACTGAATCGCCGGGGGCATAGTTCACTTCTGCAGGTGCTAAATCAGTGTTGGTACCGATTTTGACCATCTTCATCCAGTAGCCATCATTCGTGATCGCTTCCTGCTTAAAGAAGCCAGCGAGCTCATTAATAGCGTCTGCGCCGAAGTTCGCGGATAGATATGAGAGAGTGGAAATTGAGGATAAAAAATCCAGGGGGATTTGTGCCTGCGAGAGTTGCTCGTTAATTTTTTTAAACCAGTCGTCCAGGCTACTAAAAAGGACTTTCTGGTAGTCGATATTAACGCTCTCCGGATACATCCATCGGGTTGCTTCCGTTTTGCTTTTCTTCCCCAGCTTTGGCTGTTTTGCCTTTTTCGTCTCCGCCATTGTTCACCTGAATTCGCGGGTCAATGTTGTAGTAATCAGCAACAGCGTTTGATTCCCGCAGCTCACCGGAGCTGACAGCGTCAACCTCCCAATAAATCTTATCGGCCTCGGCGTTCGTCTTGCGGGTGGTTGCCTGCTCCTGGTCAGATGCTACATGAAGGGGGTTAAACTTCACCTCAGGCTTACTGCCGCTCTGGAACTCCACCAGCATGCTGATAGCCGGGGCGCACTGAGTTCGCTGCGCCTGGCCTACGCGGCCATACCAGATTTCCAGCGACACACTGCCAGTGGCGCTCATGCCGCTGGGCTGATCGCCATATAAGACCAGCTGAGGTATGCCAGAGTCCGCAGAGAGCGCCTCTTTGTTTTTATCCAGGATGTCCTTTGTGCCAGTGAGCGCTATCCCCTTAAGCTCGTATTCCTCTTCCTTGTCGATGGCGAGAGTGTTTGTCGGCCCACGGAACATATCCAGCTTCATGAGGCGCTTCATCATCAGCGCGCGACCAGATTTATCCTTGATGTTTTTCCCCAGGTCCGGGGACTTCAGGACACCCTGGTGGTTACGCTCGATGATGCGGTTAGCCCATTTTAGGCCGCTCTCGTAGTTATTGATGGCATTGCGGCAGGTATCGATAAGAGAGTTGCCCCAGCCTTCGTTCTGCTGGCGTCTTGCCTCTGAGGCGGGTGATCCATAGAAAAAAGCGCAGCGTGATTCATGAACTTCGAGAGATGTGCCATCAGCGAAATTAAGCTGCAGGATTTCGGGCATGCCGATTTTCGCCAGATTTTCTTTTCCGTAGCGTTCCTGGATTGCAATACTCTCTTTCCCCACGACCCGACAAAAAAGCACATCTGATTTTTTTGGAGCTGGCTGAGTCTGATCTGCTGAACCGGAGACGCCGAAAAAAATAATCGCGCCGCCAGAGATATTGGCCTCGCGGATCGCTCGGGTGAGCGCATCCTCAAAACCAATATTTTTCATCGTCTGCTCGGCCTGTTTTTTTGCCGCATCAGGAATATCAGAGAGTTCAAATCCCGCTCTCGTCATCTCCTCAGCCAAAACATCAACGATGCGCGCCGAAATACCACCAGCGTCATACATTTCCTGCGGGGTTATCACTGCGCCAGCTGAATCACTGGTCTCCGGAGAAACGCCACCTGGCGGCGAGAAGCCCGTTGGTGGAGAGTTACTCCCCAAACGCCAGAATTTAAAAGCCATGATTGTCCTTAGTCGTCGAAATCAAAATCGGAAAGGTTGAAGGTTTGCGGCTGATGGAGTTCTGACATCGCCCACACCAGAGCATCAATGCGGTCTGGTGATTTTTTGGAGGTGGCGGGGACATACTCCATCTGCTGATTCTCCAGCTCGTACAGACCGCTGCCGTGCTTCACTTTTCCCAGTTCATAGAGCGCAACGATCGGCTCCGCACGCGCAAACTTACCTTTTGAGGCACGAACCTGAATCACACGCCCCTGGTAGCCAGAGTTACGCAGCGTGGATTCAACCATGTCGCCGCCCTGATTTACCTCAACCACGACAGCGTCGGCGTCATGCATATCCACAGCCTGAATGACCTTTTGCGCCCACCCACTCGGCGAGTATTTCCCTGAATAGTCAGCATCAACGGAATAGCCACGGGCATCGCCGCCACCGTATTCGCTGCACACCACTATCCCGGTGCTGTCACTACCCTCTTCGTTGGTTACGGCAGGGTCGACACCGACAACAGTTCGCCTTAGGTCTATCCACGGACGTCTGTCCTTGGCAGCAGTAATGATCGCCTCGTTCCACAGTGCACCCTCAGCATTAAAGCGCCGCGGGTTCTGCATGTATTGGGCTTCGGCGGTGCGCCGATGAGCGAAAAGAGACGTGCGGTGTGATTCGTTATGCTTAAATGGCCAGAGCCAGCCATCTGGCAAGCCATGCTCAATCTGAATACCGTGGGTATTCTCCGCCGGATACTCCAGGGAGTTATCAATAATTACCGGGAGGTTCAGATGGTGCCATTTCTCCCCGGAGCCGCCCCGCAACAAATAGCCGCTAAGATCCTGATAATGGATGCGCTGCATGATGACAATCATCGGCGTCGTTTCGACGGCCAGTCGAGATTTGATTGTCTCGTTAAAGCGGTTGTTTACCCCGCCACGGACGATTTCCGAGTAAGCATCATCAGGCTTAACCGGATCATCGATAATTAGCGCACCCTGCCAGCCTGGCTCCATGTGCCCGGCACGGAAGCCGGTAACCTGCCCGGCAGCCGATGATGCGTAAACCCCGCCGCCGTGCTCAGTCCACCACATAGCCTTGCTATCGGCATCATCGCGCAATGACATTGGCCACATAGACTGAAAAGCCTGAGACTTAATCATGCCGCGTGCGGTTGATGAGTTGAGCAAGGCCAGATTATGCGAGTAGGACAAGTGCATGAAGCGCGCGCGGCGATTAAGTGCCAGGCCACGCCCCATCATATTGATGGTTGCCAGTTCGGTCTTTGTGTACCCTGGTGGGACATTGATGATCAGGCGCTGAATTTCACCATCAATGACGCGATCCAATGTTTGCTGAATCACCCTGTGATGGGGTGCGACAATCATTTTGCCGCCGGTGCGCTGTTTGAAAAAATAACGGGCAAAATACATGCCGTCTTCTTCGCACTCTACTTTGCGTGCGAATGCCTTTTGCTCAGCAGTCGTCATCCTCCATCATCTCCTGCCGGGCAGCCTTATAGTCCTCTTTGTTCATAGTGATAGTCTCTATTGCGCCGCCACCCGGACCAGAATGCTCAAGCTTCTGCCTGTTCGTGAAAGCATCGCCACACTCCTTTGCAGCCTGCTCAAGCAATTGCGCAGTCATGCCGAGATTTTTCATTTCCTCAGCTCTTAGTGACATACGGTTAAGAACTCGCAAGCGATAGGATTTATTCGCAATCGGTATGTCGCTGGTTTCCCGCTGGAATCGCTCCCGGACAAGATGGAACATATCAACCCATTTTTTTGCCAGACCTCGGCCGCTTACTTTTGTCGGATCGTGAGATTCAACCTGCTGCCTTGTGATTGCGATCCCAAACTCTTTTTGGACGGCCTCCATAACCTGGGTGGGTGAGTCATAGCACGCAACCATCTGAACGATATAAGCTTTCACCTCTGATTTAAGTGCAGCCATTTATTTACCCCGTCCAAACCCGTCCAAAAATTAGACTATTTTTAACATGCATGTCCCGCATGCTCTGGCGACATTGATGTGAGCCACTTCTGCAGGTGCATTTGCCACATCAACAAGCTCCTGCACTTCTTCACTGGCACCGTAACGACGTACAACACCCACAAACTCTTCAACATCGTGTCCACGCAATGTCAGCACCGGCATTCCGGTATCCCGATTGAACTTCGGCGCGCCGAACTCATCGGTTGCCTGGGCGATGTGGTAAAGCTCATGTTCTACCAGCGCGCAGAATTCGAGGTCACTGCATTGCGAACAGTAATCGGCTGCCAGCGTGATGATGAACTTTGGGATACGCCCGAACCATTCATACATCTGCTGTTCCATTCTGGCCTTTTGCCACCCACCAGCTCGTAGCATTACCTGCTCAGCCTGACCGAGAACTACGCGCCCTTTCTTCGCGAACGAGTCAGAAGCCCACATAAAGCAAAGATCGGCCTCAAGTAAGTGAACGTGATCAGGGTTGTGAATATTTCCGCCATCACTCAGAATTTGATTATTTACCCACTCTAATACTTCGCTGGCGGGTATTAACCGGGTGTAGGGAATCCAGTTATCAGAATTAAGGAAATTTACTGGCGGAAATGGCCGTAGATCCTCGCCATTTAACATGCTTTAGTCCTCAGTAATCATTATTGAGCACCATCGGGTGATGATGCTCTGTAGTGATCACTTAGCAATCATTATCCGGGCGGGCTACTGCACGGCATGCCGCCATGCAAGCCGTCTGCATATCAGTGCGTGCAATAGCCAGCCAGCGCTGGGTCTGAGGGTCGGCATCCGGAGCGCTTTCGTGCACGAATTTTATGAAATCCAGCTTTTTGAGGAATTCGCGACTTACTGCCTTTATCTCATTCATCATTTCGATATCGGCAGGGGTACCCACAGCGATTGCCACCTCTGACGGGGAGATAGCAAACGTGTGTTTCAGTATCTCGATTTTGTCCGGAATGCGGGGATAGATGATCAGAGTGATGAGAGAGCAGATGATCAAATCAGCGCAGATTTTTTTTCGCTCTGAACCGGTATAAAGCGCGCGACCAAATACAGCCAGGATGGTAATGATCACGGAGTTAATCGGCTCGGTGTGGCGCTGGTAGAAGGCCACCAGTGAAACAAAAAAAGGGGTTTTGTAGGGCATTGGTTTTGTCCATAAAAAAGCCCGGAGCATTCATGCGCCGGGCGTCTGAAGATTCAGAAGTGATACTGGATTACCCCTGTTCCATCGGGATGTTTTAAGTATCGTTTACTTCTGCAAATCCCGCCGCCTGATTTAACGACATTCCGGTTAGTGAATGAAGTAACGATGGGATTTGCGGAAAGCGCCCATAGAGGCGCTTAACCACCTGAAATAGCAGCATTACGCAAACAAAAAGCAGGTGCTATTTATATTCTCTAGAGCGAATGCATTCGGCAGCGCGCGTAATTGTGCGGGATAACGCTTCAGCCAGCAATTCTGGTGGAATGGCTGGTAAGCGGCATTCCCAGTAAGCACGCGTGCGAACTTCATCCATTCGACCAAATAGCTGCTGATCAATCACGGCACACAGCTCTTTGAGCAGTGATGCTTTTTCCATTGCTTCATCTTTTGAAGGGATCATATGTCTAACCTTGAGTTGTTTGATAAATACACGAGCAAAATTCTCGCTACGTTTGCAGATCGACGATGTGACAGGGGTACTGGTGCAATGCACCTCGCGAATACCCCTGTCGTATCGCCGGAAAGCAAAAACCCCGCATCGGCGGGGTTCTCGTTATGTTCAAATTGTTCGCTTTTAGTCGCTGCCATCGCGGCGCAGCTCTGCCAAGCATGAATCAATTATCGAACTTTCTGACGCGTTTTCAAGTGTTACGCAACAGATAGTTGTTATTTATTGATTTTAATCAAGTTATCAGAGGGATTCCGAATGCCTCAAGATCTCCTTTGATGCAATTATCAACAACTCCGTGAAGGTTGAAGGAAAAAATCTTAATTCAGTAGCCTCAGTATAACTGGACTTTTTATTCATGCCGTACTTCAAACCGCACTCCGTCAATGAGCGATAAACCTTAATTTCACCACTCCCCGTTGAGGAAACGTATTCTTTTTCCTCTATCAGTCCTGCAAGACCCATTGCGTTGAACAGGCTTGCGGCATCAATTGGACTCGAATGTTTGTTAAGTAAATCTTTTGCTGATAATCCTTTCATTCTTCCCTCAATATATAAATTTTAGTTTACAGTGGGCCGCCATAAAAATTAATTTTTAATATGGCACGGCAATCATTATAATTGCCGTGAATACATGCCAATTGGCACGTTAGGATTATATTATTTTAATGAATGCATCGTTATTTTTTCTGTATCAGAAATCGTATTTTTCAGCCAGTTCCTGATAACTTCGTCTCACGCGATCCCGCAATTTTTTCGTCTCCTCGGCCATCAGCCACAATTCCTCCAGTGTCATTTTCCCCATCTCGTCGCAGGGAATAATCACAAAACCAGATCGCATTACATGCTCGAGACAGGAGTCGGGATTCATCAAAATTTCACCTTCGCCAATTGGTCGACGTGCGACCAGTAGATCGTTTTCGTAATACACCTCTTCGCGGCGGGTTCTTACAGCGGGTTTTATTGGTGTGATGACCGGCGCACCGACTTCCCGATCAAGAACATCCAGCACCCAGCGACGGAATTCTTTGGCAACCGGCGTTCTGGCGAACATGGCGATCAGGTGTGCGCCACGCAGGGAGAAAACACGTATTGATTTTGTGAGATTTCCCGAGACGGTCAAATTGACCGTCTCGGACATTCCATGCGAAAACTCTTCGTGATTACGGTTATAAATTTTTGTCACTGAGTCATCGGATTTGTATTGGAGTGCTTTGGCAATTTCTACAGCTGTGAGCCAGATCTGATTATTGTGATTTACTACATTGAACTGGGTTTCATGGAATGAGAGCTGCGCATTCATAGGATAGTCCTTTACTGAAGAGGATTATCACCACCGCTGACGCCAATCAGGAAGGTGGTGAGACGTACAGGGTTGGCGTAACCGGCAGTAAAGACCCGGCGCGGATTGCTCCGCCCCCGCACGCCCCACCATAATGCGAATGTGGCCGTGCTTAACGCATAAAAAAACCGCATGGCGCGGCTATGCGCTTTACTGATTCCAGGACGCCAATCCCGACGCCAGATTTTGCTGGCGTGCGGCGACTATAATCCCGGATCCTGATTTCTGTCAATCAGACTTCATCTCGTTACGAACTATCAGAAAAATTTTTGCTCTGAATATTTTCAGACACCAGCCCACCCGCTCTCTCGCCGCCCTGTCGGTTAGCCATGGAGCTATCATTTTCAGGTCGCGGGTGATATCTGAAATTTTTTTGCGCGTGGTGTAGTACGTCACCCCCACGATATAAACCGGATCAGCCTGGTCGAACGCCAGCAGCACGCATTGCTCCACAAAATCCACGTCGTCTTTCTGTAGCGCAGCATCGATGACACTCCGGGGCTCCCGCGGCCAGAGGATAGTGTGGGCGCGTTTTAATGCATCCTCTCCACGTAACCCTTCTTTTCGCGCCTGAGTGATGGCGGCTGTGAATTTCTCCAGCGCCTTATCAGACCAGCGCGCCCCCTTAAGCATCCTCCAGCAGGCATGACCTTTCGGTAATCGTGGCGCCGTTCCGCCGCGAACGCCCTCACCCCATGCAGTAAGCAGTGACTTAATCCATGCAGACTGAATACGAGTGAGTGGTGTGAATTTTCCCAGCCAGCTTTTACGCGGCGCAGCTGCTGCGCGTTCCAGTGCTGTTTGTTGTGCTCTGCGTTGGCGTGGGGTCATTGCACTGGCTCCTGCTTTATCAGTCTGTGGGCGTAATTCTGGATAATTCGATAGTCCACCAGCACTGAGCCGGGGTAACAAAACATACGGAGTCCACGCCAGATAATGCGCAGCTCATGGATGGTGAGGCGAGCGGCGATCATGCTGACCCTCCCAGTTCGTAGAGAACCTGCACAAGCAACTCAGTTTCAGTGCCGTATTTATCTTCCCAGGTCTGACGGCCAGCGTGAATTGCTACACCATGACCACCAGTGCGGTGGTGTAAGGGGCAGAGAGGAATGGCATGGAAGTTGTCTGCGCGAACAGAAAGGCCAGTGCCGGTGCTGACGTGGTGGATTTCTGCTGGAGAATCTTCATGCCCGAGGTTTTTACAGACAATGCAACCCAGCGCAGCAACCCGCGAGAGATGAAGTTTTTCGGCTTTGGTTTTGCTCATGCTGCACCGCCAGGATGCAGACAAACAGAAACACCGCGACGACTGAATGCGGTGTGGTATTGCGGGGTGGTGCTATGTAGGTGCGTCATCACGTTACTCCGGTGATGGCGCTAAAGATTGTTATCAGTTGTTCAGGCTGATTTGATTATTATAAATCAAGTCTGACGTTTTTTGCATCCCTTGCAGCAATCATTTCCATAATAACTTCAGGATCAACAACAATCTGATTATCGCTTAGTGGGCGAGGAATGCATTGATTGTCCGGCAGTACACTGACCTGATACTCGCCAACTCCATGCAGAACTAAAAAATCAATCAAATCTTCAAGTGTCATTTATAAGAATCCCAAAGGATAAATATTCCCCTTCCGGGGGTATGTCCGTCTTACCTTTCAGCGCTGAGGTTTCATTCAAGATGCAGATTCAAAGGCTGTCCAATAGACCACATCGATCGAAATGACATTAATCGATCTGTTTTAACGATCAATTCGTAACAATTGAAACAGGTGTTAATTGTCAATAGCAGGTGATGCGATTCACGACTAATTCTTGATTGTTCAGTGTTGATGGTCTATGGGTGGTAACGGGAAGAATGGAAATGTAAATATTATGTAAATGATTGGCGGATTGCAGACAATAAAAAACCCGCCAAAGCGGGTCTGATTTCAATGCAGAATCACCATCAAAGCTTTATGTCACATAGTTGAGTAAAGCTCGACACAGCCTTCGAGGCCTGATGAAAATCACCTGTGCTGGATAATTTCTTGCCCGATGTCAGTCGCACACCAGCCACCACACCCACTTTGGCGCTCTTGAGCAACTTCAGGGATTGAATGATGCTTGCCTTGTCGTAAGAGCGGATAGATATGAAATTTTGATTGTGACGATATAGATGAACATCCTGAAACACTATCGGTTCATTACTGTCGACCTTGATCGCCATCTCACCAACACTCGCGCCATTTTGAATGTAGTCAGCCAAATCGTTCTTTTCAAGATAGTGGACTGCAAGCTCACCACCCTTACATTCATACATCACGCCCACATCAGTACTTAACGCACCCAACAGCTTTACAGTATCCTTTCCGGCAAAAGCATCATCCTCAGCCTTAACCTGCCAATCAGCCCACGATGGACCAGAAAAGGTAACAATGAACGCGAAAGCAATTACTGATTTAATTAATTTAAGGGTTTTCACTAGTTAATTCCATTCCATAAAAAATACGCATGATCCATATCTGCGAGTGATTCCCTTTAAGTTATCGTGCTATTACATGATTATTGACACAAACCCAGCCGAAGCGGGTTAATCACCTGAGTCCAGAACGTTAGCCATTCTTCACCTCCTGCCGCGGTGCTGCGATAGCTTCATCAATGGCCTGTCTAACCGTCATTACTGGATAGTTGCTGTCATTGAGCATCATGGCGTTACGCTGAAAGTTCGCGTCAAACTTCCAGCCGTAAGATGTGCCGTAATACTCATTGAGTCTCATATTCTGCGCATCCAGCCAGTCAAGTCGGCGCGTGTCATCTTGCAACTCATCACGATTGCTTACAGGTTCGGCTTTACCCTGCATGGCGGCGCGCACTGCTTTAGCTATGTGCTCGCGTAGTTGCTGCGCACCGTGATATTCAACGGCGATATTGCGCAACTCGTTTACCAATTCTCGAATCTGATGGTCTTGCATCACTACCGGCGCAGACTGTGGGGCGGTATACAGAATGCGTGTCTCGATCTCAGGCTGTTTTGCGAATCCTTCATACTGCTCTTTTGTGCAGTCATCCCAAAGGTCACTATCTTCGTAACGCTCTCGCCATTGGTACACAGGCTCAGCTGCCAGCGATGACAGCGCGATTTCAAACAGCGCCGAACATTGGTCTACGTGGGTGCGGCCTTCGCCTGTTATCTTCGTGTGGCGGCAGAATGCAATCTGCTCTCGTGCCTTTGCAATTAACTGCTCTTTGGTGAATGTGGTCATGCTGTCGCTCCTACCTGATACTGTTCGAACCAGAACACCACAGGGTCAGACTTCATCTCAACCAGCCCCATGCGAATCAGCGCCTTACCTTTCCCCGACCGGAGAAATTCCCGGCGGCCATCATCGATAATGCGGCGGTAATCATCCAGGCTGTTGCAGTGCTTATGCAGATTGCATGGGTGACAGGCCGGAACAAGGTTGCCGATGTCGTCGCGTTCCTGGTGAAGCATCTGCCCGTCAAAACGAATCACGGGCTTAACATGGTCCGCGTGCCCCTTATCGCCCAGCTCGCATCCGCAATAAGCGCAGCGACCGCCGAACTTTTCACGCAGCGCAGCACGCTGTTTTTTGGTCAGCGCCATATCACTCTCCTTTGGTGGTGATGCCAGCGGCCGTAAGCATTGCGAGAACATCAGATTCCTCGAAGCACGCTACCTTCCCCGCCCATAATTTTGTTGTCGGCAGTGCCACAACCGGCTTGCTGCGCTCAAGTTTGCGAATTATTTCTGACGCGGAATCGTGAGCCTCTCGAAAGGAGCGAGCCTGGCGCAGCATGTCAGAATAACGATCATCTGCTGCTTCCAGCTCATCCAGCAGCGCCTCAATGCGTTTCTGCTGATAGTTCCAGACCATTGCGCCTGTCTCATTACCATTACCTAAGTCCGCAATTTCTGAATCATCTACATCGCAGTGCGGACAATGGCAGTCAGCATAATCACCCGCAAAAAGAGACTCGCCGCCATTAAGTTTGTGGCTTGGGTACATCTCGCCGCAGTTGCAGCATTCAGCCAGATAGAACGGCGCTTCGATTTTTAATCCGCGCAGCGCCTGCTTATTCGTTGTCATTTAACTGCTTTCTCCATTGGTAAGTATTCCGGTATTCCTGAAGCTCTGTGCGTTCGCTATCGGTTAATGGTAACGCCGTGTAGAGTGCTACAGCTCGATAGCCGGTTGTATCGTGGGTGTCGTTCAGCGCCGCCGCCTCGTCCTCCATCAATCCTCTGTCGCTCGATACGCAAAACTCGTCCAGATAAGCGCGACCGTCCGGATCAACAATGCCGTACATGAAGCAATTTTCATCAGCCTTGCGCCGCTCCTGAAGCTCTCGCAGGGCGCAGGCAATATCGGCATAATCACAATGTGCAAAATTCCCCCACCCATCGCTGCCGTTGACCAACGATGCAATGCGCTCGTCTGTTAGGTTGTTATTGCTCATTGGGGTTTACCCTCCACCAGCTGTTTCCATTTTTCTTCCAGTTCCTGCCGTGCAGCGGCCTGATGCCCAGGGGCGAATGAAAATCCCACATGCATACCATGGCAGCCGTTAGCGCAGCGAATTTGTGCGGTACCGTAGTTGATATCCCCACGCCCGCGAACTGTAGTGACGGCATCACAGCCGCACTTAGGGCATTTCGGTAAATCAGTCATTGCGCAGGCCCACCAGCAGATTTTTGTGGCGGCGCAGCTCACGAACGGCGCTCTGCAGTTTTTGCAGATTTGTCAGTTTCGCTTTAGTGCGGCGGATTTCGCTCGAGATAAAACGCGAGGATGGGATCAGCAGGTCATCCGGACGACTGGCGAAAGCGGGGATCGACTCAATAACCTCGGCGGTGGTTTTTTCACTATCGGGAACTGCCTCGCAAATCAAATCCTGCGGGGCAGATTCGACCACCGTTACTTTAATCGGGTTGAGGCTATCCATACCCACACCTTTAGTGTCGGAATTGATTACAGGGGTTTCTGTGATGCCAGATGATTTTGATAAATCAGGCAGAGACCAGGTGACACCCTTCCCCTGCCCGTTTTTCACAACAACACCCTGACGTTCGAAAGCAAGCATCACTGCGACCATGCCGCGGGCATTGCGATTTACAGCGGCTGCCAGCGCAGTGGTGGTCTGAGCGCCGTTCTCGCTCAGCAACTGGCAAATGGAGTCCGGATCAACCGGGTCTGGTACATCGCCCTGCAGGCGGGGTACCTGGCGCGCTGGTGCTTTGGTTTTCTGTTTTACGGTACCCAGAGACCAACTGCCATCGTAAAAATCACACAGCCCCTGCTCTTTCTGCTCGCGCAGCATGTTCAGCGCTTCCACTGGTTCGATATCCAGGCGGGCCGCAACTTCTCGGTAAGTGGCTTTTTTCATCGCTTTGAGTGCGTCTAAAACGGTTTCCATGAAATTATCTCCTGATTAAAATTTTCTGAGTTTTGCTGCATCAGCCTGCGCTTTGAGTAACTGCGCCGGGGTTGGTCCAGGCGCGTGACGCGGTGCTGCAATTTGTTTTCTGACCGGCGGGATCTGATGCCCATCCGCAACATGTTTTTCCCACTTCGCCAATTGGCTGGCCGCCAGCTGCTCGAGCTCTTTTTCGGTCATTCGCCGCTCGATGCCGGTGCGGCGCATTTCAGTGCAAATCTGGTACAGAACCGGGTGGCGCCACGGGAACTGATCTGAGCTGCCGTAGCGGTATGACTCGTTTCGCCAGCGCTTGTATTCCGCCATCACATCCGCCGTTTTAAGACCCAAGGCATTACCGCCACAATCGGCCACCAACGTGACGAACTCAGCCAGATCCGGCGGCCATGAGTTACCGGCTTTGCAGCGGGCCACCATGGCGTTACAGACGCTCGTCGTCTGGGCGCTGGTCAAACTCCCAATCTGCGCAATCCATAGGTCCGACGGGGCCGAGCCGTTTTTGTCCGTCCACCGGTTCGAGTAAATCTCCCCCGCCTGCTCCCAGAACACCCATGCGTTCTGCTCGCTCGCGCTCCCACTGAGAACGGGCGGCACGGATTTTCTGTACTGCTGGGTTTGCTGTTGAGTTAGGGTCCAGTCCTGCATGGGTGTTACCTCGTGGTTGTGTTGGTTTGGCGCCCTGCAGGTTGCTGGCAAATTTCAGCTCCCACTGCGTCTGGGTGAAAACTTTTCCCTCGGACGCCCAGTAAGCAATAAAACTCGCCAGCTCAGCCGGCAGGTTTAAACCGTCTTGCAGTGGTTTTCCCCACAACGCAGCCTGACGGCGGAAATCTGGTGATGGCGTCCAGTCGGTATGCATCTGGAATTTTCCGTTTAGCTGAGCAGCCGGGAAAATTATCCCGGGTTGTCCTGGGTAATCCGGGATCGGGTTGTTGCTAACTGGTTCGACCTCTTCACCTCGCGCGATATGTGTGAGGTTTACTGATGGATCTGTAGTTGAATTTACTGATGGATCCCCGCCAGATCGTGGAGGGTGAAAACCATCCTTTTTGGCGTTTTTTGACGGGTCGGAATTTGATGCGTCATATTCTGACCCGTCAAATTCTGGATGGTGAAAACCTTCTTTTTCGTTGTTTTTTGACCATCCAGATTCTGACGCGTCAGATTGTGGAGCGTCAGACTTTGCCTGGTGCGGCGCCGCCGCTGCATAGAGTTTTCCAACATTAAGCTGGTAAACGTTTGAGGCATTGCGATTACCTTTCCGGCGTTGTTTTCTGGTCAGCCATCCATCATCTTCGAGTTGCGCTATTGCCTTTCGCACCGTACTAATGCCGGCGCCAGTTTGTCGGGCAATAGTTTCAACCGAAGGCCAGCACACGCCACTATCGTTGCACCAGTCCGCCAGGCGAGCCATAACCGCAACACTGGTCAATTTCATACCCGATGCCGCGCAGCCATCCCACACGTAGCTGGTGAGTTTATTGCTCACAATTCCACCTTCTTAAACTTCAAATCAAAGTGATAGCGACTCATCTCACTAATGCCGCTGTAACCCTCTCGCTGGTACTCAACGCGATATTGAGAGCTACGAAGTACCGTCACCATGCCACCACGTTCACCGCGGTATCTCACCCCTGGAATAACTTCATTGCCGCGATCGGCAGGCTGTATCGGTGCAGCGTTCTTCACTGCATTTTTCCAACGATCCATTAATTCCTGGGCGTTGCGCATAGTTGCTCCCGGATTAAGCTGTGCGCCGTTCGGCGGTAATGTTGACGGTTAGGCCAGCCAGCTGCGCCAGCGCGTCGATAGCTTCGAATGCTTCACGCTGAATGACCGGCAGCGGCTTGTTTAACAGCGCTGCACTGGTAGCCTCGATGCATTCGCGGTTTACCGTGGCCACGCGGTTCTGTGTATCGCCCTGCATCGCTTGTTCTGCGTCGATTGCCGCGCGGACTGCCGGGGCCAGTTCATCAGCCTGGCGGCGGTAGTTCTGTGTGCTCTTGCGAAATGCGCGCTGGATGATCTGCGTGTTGTTGTGCAGGTGGCGGGCATACTCTGCTGCGCTGGTAATATCCGTCAGCGATTCCAACAACTGGCCATGGTGATGCGCAGTAATCAGCGGCGTGATTTTTTTCCAGCCGCCCTGTTTGCCGTTCTTAGTTGCCCAGTCTTCCAGTTCGAGGGCGAGAGTTTTGATATTCATCATTCAGACTCCTTCTGTGGTTGAGCGATATCCTTCTTCCCGGTAACAGGAGGAAAAACAGAATCAAGGGTGACCGTGGGCGGCTCGCTCTACCTGCACCCGAAGAAGATCACGAACGTTTCTTACCGTGAAAACTGCGGTCACTCCAGCCGCACCATCTTCGCTGTATGGACCGGTAAAGAGTTCCGCATCGCTGCCGGATGTTTCTTCGGCACCATCGAGAAGTTCGAGGATGCAGTTGATCGCAAATACTCTGGCGAAGCTGCTGAGGCATACAAAAAGGCCGGGCGTGATTGCGTGGCCGAATTGACTGAAAAGCTCAACCTGAAAGACTGAATTAACACCGCCGATATGAAGGCGAAATCGCGCGCATGCGCTTAATTAACAGAGGATTTAAATATGTTTGGATTTGGCAAAAAAGTACGTAAAGCAGGCGTTGAAATCAAAAAGATGGAAAACCGCGATGCAGTAGAAGCGAATGTCTGGGGTGCTTACGCTATCGCGTACGCCGATGGTAACTGCGACGCGAAAGAAATCGCCGTGCTGGAAAAAACTATTGCAGCCCTCCCTGCTTTCGCTCCGTTCTCCGGGGAAATCGCCCAGATGAGCAGCAATATCCGCGCACGCTATGAAGCTTCGCCGCGCAGCGCTAACGTGCAGGCCATGCGCGAACTGGCTGATGTGGCCAACACTCCTGATGCAGAAACCGTGTTGTGCCTGTGCCTTGATATCGCCGACCAGGACGGCATTGGTGAAGAAGAAATGACGATCCTCAAAAAGATCGCCCAGTCACTGCAACTTAATCTCGATAATTATCTGTAATGAAAGATATGCCAGACGTTCTCCGCATCGCCCTGGTAATTATCCTGGCCTTTATGTCAGTCGTTACGGATTTCACCAGTTACATCCTTTCGTTTGTGAGTGATGGGTTTTTTGTTGGTGCGCTGGTCTGGCTGGTATGGCCGACGCTTAAACAAAACAAATAATAATAACCGCCCTTCGGGGCGGATTTCAGGCAATAGAAAATGGAAGAATTTAAATGCTGCGCCATCTGTAATCTTAGTTTTGAGAAATCAACAATGCATTACAGACCTGAAACTACCTATGGATTTACAAAGGAATGGTATTACTGCGATGCATGTAATGAAAAGCGCCTAAATCTGTTAAGGCTCAAATCCACAAAGGCAACATATAGCAGCCATCGCAGAAATAATTTCAATCGAAGCAGAACGTGCAATTCCAATAATTATTATTGAGGTCGTTATGAGTGACTACGGCGGATCCACAACCAAGCAAAATAAACGCGATCTGTGGCGTACACCAGTGGAGATATTCAACGCGCTGGATCTGGAGTTTGGTTTTTATCTTGATGCGGCGGCGAACTGGAATAACACACTGTGCAGCCAGTATATCAACGAGGGCCGGAATGCCCTGGAGTGTGACTGGGTGAGCCACGGGGCAATCTGGTGCAACCCACCCTATTCCGATATCACCCCATGGGTGAAAAAGGCAGCAGAGCAATGCCTGGTTCAGTTGCAGGTCGTGGTGATGCTGGTTCCCGCTGATGTGTCAGTAGGATGGTTTAGCCTGGCGATGCGCAGCGTGGATGAGGTGCGTTTCGTCATCGACGGGCGCATCCAGTTTACACCTGAAGAAAACACAGACCGCCGCCTGTCCAACCCCAAAGGCAGCATGCTGTTTATCTGGCGGCCATTCATTAAGCCACGCTGCCAGTTCACTACCGTGGGGCGTGATGATTTGATGCGAATCGGGGTAATGGAGGGCTTATCGTGAGTAGCGCAAAAGAGATCATCACCTGCAGCAAATACGCAGAATTTCCCGACGCGCTGGTGACGCTGGAGTTATGCCGTGTCTTCGCCCAGCGGGAAAAGCGCAGCGTTCCGGCATCACTCCGGGCCTGCGCCCGGATACTGGCAGATAAGGTCAGTCACGAACGTCTTCGCGCCACGCTCGAGGAGATGAGTAAAAGCCTCTTCCCGGAAGTGCAGATCAACCGGATACGAGATGCCATCCGCCGTATGGAAGGTGCGTTGAATAAAAATTTCAAAACGACTGATTTCTGATAATCAACCTGCGCCAGCTGCTGCGTGTATCGTCGTGGCTGGCTATCGAGGTAAACGTGAAGCTTTTATCACTCGAACGCTGGGCGGAAGAACGTTATGAGGATCCGCCACCGATTGGAACGTTAAGAAAGTGGGCACGTAACGGAAATATCTACCCGCCACCGGAAAAGGAAGGGACGCAGTATAAAGTCAGGCCGGATGCCGTTTACATCAGGCCGAATAAATACTGCAAGACCATTAACACCAACCAGAGAAGGCACCCGCTAAAGGGTCGATTGATAGAGAGGGTTATCGATGGCGAGGCCGGAAAAATATGATGCGAATCTGCCAAAAAATCTGACCTACCGCAAAGCCAGGAAGTCTTACTCCTGGCGCAATCCTCTCGATGGAAAGGAAATATCGCTGGGTAAAATATCGCGCAGGGATGCCGTTGCTCAGGCCATCGAAGCAAATCACTACATCGATAAAAATTACTCTCCGATTGCCCTGCTTGAGCAGCTTAAGGGCACCAACGAATACACCATGGCTAACTGGCTCGATCGTTATGAAACCATCCTGCAGCGCCGCAAACTGGCAGCTAACACCTACAAGGTTCGTGCCGGGCAACTGGCGACCATCAGCGAGCATTTCGGTGCGCTGGTGCTGGCCAGCATAACCACCCGTGACATAGCCGAATTTCTGGAGCGCTGGACGGCGTGCGGCAAGACGACGATGGCGGGCACTATGCGATCGGTCCTCTCTGATGTTTTCCGCGAGGCAGTTGTAGAAGGTCGTGTTGACGTAAACCCTGTGACCCCCACCCGCGCGCCAAAGATTGAAGTGCTGCGCGAACGCCTGGAGTATGAATCCTTTATGGCGGTGCGCGCTGGCGCCGAGCGAATGCCTGCATGGTTTGGTCTGGCGATGGATCTGGCGCTTGTCACTGGCCAGCGCCGCGAGGATGTCGCCCGGATGCGCTTCACCGACATCAAAGACGATCGTCTGTACATCGAGCAGCAAAAGACCGGGGCATGCCTGGCCATCCCGCTTTCGCTGACACTGAAAGCATCCGGCCTGCGTCTTTCGACAGTGATCGACCGCTGCCGCCTGGTCAGTAGATGTGATTTTTTGATAAGCCCAGGGATAAGAAAAAACAGCGAGGATGGAAGTATAAATCTGGACAGTCTGACGAAAGGTTTTGTGAAAGCGAGGAATTTTTCAGGACTGAAATTTACTGACAACCCGCCGTCGTTTCATGAGATTCGCAGCCTGGCCGGGAGAATGTATGAGGTGGAATTTGGGAAGGAATTTGCGCAGAAGCTATTCGGGCACAAATCAGAAAAAATGACCGCCAAGTACCTGGATAGCAGAAAAAAAGAGTTCGTGATGATTTAATGAAAGTGCTCGATAAAAAATCGAGCACTTTATTCTCACGGAGTTGTTGGGATTTCCAAGGTTTTATTGAAATTAGCGTAAGTCGTTAAATCAAAGAGAGAGGCATTTTCAATTTCTCCAACTGGCAGAACAACACGGTATTGATCCATGCCAATACGTGAGGTCCCACTATAGACGCCAGCATTTTGATAATGATTATGGTAGTTGGTAAAAAACCTCACTCTATGCTCATCTTCGCTCCTTGCCCCGCTCAGTAGGGGGATAAGAGAAACGAACTCAAGCTTCCCATGCTCAAGAGCTGGTTTTCTAACCCAGCCAATATAGACCTTCCGGGATTTCATCGTGACCTTGACGGCAAAAGCGGTAAGGGATGCTTCTATCATTAGCTCCTCTATGGGATTCCCTTTTGCTGCTTTAATCAAAGCGGCGTGCTTTCTGGTGTCTTTGTCGTACCACTTTTTAACGATCCTACCCAATATAAAAGCAAGGAACATAGTGAATACTGACCAGGTTGCCACTTGCTGACTTAGGATTATATGATCCCTTTCATCAGTGAAAGGCATAACTTTCGCGCCAATGGCCTGATTCAATCCCAGCCATGACGCTAGTTTTTCAGGGAATCCCAGGCAACTTAATGCAGAACAAATCATCCAACTAACAATAAAAAAAGCTATCCCCCACGCAGCAACAAAAAAATAAGCTCCCCATCCTTCAGAGCGCTTAAATCGGTAACGTAATGGCAGGGCGTTTATGGTGAATATATAACCACTAACTAAAATTATGGATAGTAGTATTGTTGTCATTTATCTTTGCAGACCTTGATTCTAGCTAAAGCCTCAAGCTGCCTGGTCATTTCAGCCCTAATTTCAGGGTTGTCATAATTAGTTGAAACCAGACCGTCCTTGTCAATAATGATTCGATCGCTATGCTCGTTGAGCATCCTAAGCAATCGTTCTGATGGATCTTCAAATGTTCGCTGGCCGAAACCTACTCCCAGCATGATCATAGAACCTCCTTTTGCTCATAAGCGGGTAAAAAAATACCCATCAATCACTGTTTCATCTTAAATTTAGTTCGTATCGATAGATAAGCGCAACTTTTAAAAAATTTTTTTTGTAACATAAGCGCGTGAAAAGTTGGTCACCCTACAGATAATCATCAATGTAAAATAATTGTGAATGTTAAATTTGGTGTGATATAACGAGAAATACCGAATACAGAAATTCGGACATTTTTAGGACATTTTCGGACATGGTGCCGTAAGTGACTGAATTGGAAGGCTGATAAAAAGAGACCGAATACGATTCCTGTATTCGGTCCAGGGAAATGGCTCTTGGGAGAGAGCCGTGCGCTAAAAGTTGGCATTAATGCAGGCTCAAGTCGCCTGACACTTTAAGAATAGATGACGACGCCAGGTTTTCCAGTCCGCAGCAAAAGTGGTCAGAAAATTTCGCGATTGAGCATCCCAAAACAAAAAAACCGCACTGCTTCCTGTCAGAAGCCTGCGGTTTTTTTATTGGAAACCTAAGATTAACAGAGCGTGTTGGCACGCTCGATAAACGGGGCGAGGCTCATCTTCTGGCTCGGGTTTGTCGGGTCGTCAATCTGGATAATGCTGATGGGCTGTCCGTTGCTCTTGCCGCTGGCAACCTGCTGCTCGGCAACATCATTAAGCGGGTATTGCACCAGGGTGCTCGGATTGATGGCATAGAGTGCGTGGCCTGGACGGCAGGTCAGCATGACCTCTTCGCGGTTAAAGGCCCACTTATCTTTACCCACTTCAAAGCGGCTCACGGTAATCACCTGCGGAGCAGCAAACGCGGAACTGGCGCACGCCAGCAAGACGAGAGAAAGAACTGTTTTTTTCAT